TTTTTTTTTTTTTTTTTGGGAATCGAAGACTAATGTCCGTCCACTCTTAAATCTGGAGAGATACTAACAGGAAAATTCCAGGATGGGTCACCCATCCTTTGAAACCTGTTCTGGTCTCTCTTTTACCGGACTAAGTCCGGTAGAAATAGAATGGGCGCCATCAGCATTTTTGCTAACGCGTCTCCTCGCGACCTCCCTTGAGGAGGATTTGTCACTTTCAACTTCTTCAATGTCCTGCTGTGGAGCGCTAATGCAGCAGTTAGAAGTGAAATTAATCCGCAAGTCTTTAAACTTCATATTGTTCAAGATATGGGGAAATGACTTTGGGCGCTTTCGCGCCAACCACCCACCTAACAACTCTCTGAGCATCAAGGTAAGTGGGGTTGAAGGGTTGGTCCTTTGCATTATAGCTCCAACTAAGGACCTCCCCTTCGGGAAGGACGACCATGTCGTCCGTAATGTCTGCAGACTCCGTGTAGAACGGAGCACCTTGAAACCGAAGGAAAGTGAAATCCTCGGCAGGTGCGGTATCATCCGTGATGACCGTCGTCTGCACACCCTTGAGGGTGCATGTTGTCTCCACGCTGTAAGATGCATTTTGCAGAGACGTGGAAAAGCCGATGCCCGGTTCTGCGGAGTTATATCCGTAGTCCTCGGCAAAGGAAAGGAGAAACAAGTTCTCCGAGTAAAATGGAAGCTCGAACTCAATCCCACCATTGGTATGGTGGTGAAACATCAAAGCGCCGTTGATGGTATTGTAATATATATCGAAATACGGCTCCGGAGATGTGAGCTTGAAGCTTCCGGTGTTAAAAAATGCGTCAGTCAAAGACTGCTCGTCCAACGTGACTCGTGTATACGAGCTACGTGTAATATCGTGCCCTGTGTTGATCAGGATACGGTGTCTGTAACCTCCGCGCACGCCCATGTAGGCATAACGGAGATAGTCGAACAGTCCAATCACCTGCCCGTTGTCGTCATTCGCGTGGCGCGTCAAAGTGGTGGGGTAAAGGGTTCCGTTACATGTAATTAGTCCCAGGCCCTCTTGATCACCACTGACATTCTGTGCGCCATCAGTCGTGACGTAGCGCTTGAGCAGCTGTCTGAACGAGAAAATCTTCTCACCAAAGTGGTTTAGAAAAATCTTCTCATCGACCTTCGAATCGTTAGGATTGATGGTGTCGGAAGACACATCCATAGACTCAGTAGTGATATTCCGCTGGAAAGGCAAATATCTCGGGTTCATGAGGTTAAACTGCATGTCATCACTCGAGACAAATACGTTGATGGCCACTTCAGCGGAGTCTGTTGGTTGGACCAGCTCATTGAGCGGTCTCACCTCCAAAAAGCCGTTCGCCTCTGTAGGACTGAGATTCCGAATGGGAGCCTCACTGTTCGTGTAGGGAAGGGCGTAAGGTGAAGGAACGCTAGCCCAGTTGCGCACATGAGCCCAGTCAACTTCAATCGTTATATCTTGAGCATCTTGAATGTCAAGAATCACGGTGTTCTGCTGGTTGAGCTTAGTGGATCCGGACGAGATGAGTGCGTGCATAGCCACATTGGGGTCGAACTTAAAAAGAATTTTACCCCTGTGAAACTTAGAACACACCACCTCAAAGCGAAACTTGATCTTGCCGCGCCAGTACATAAATGGCTGAGCGGCAAAAGACAGTGCAGTAGGCTGAAAAAGGGTAGTGCCACTGGAAAAATACTGCCCTAGGTAAGGCGTTACAAACGTCTTCCACAAAATTGTCGTCATAGCGACGTCGTTGTCGGACCAAGTGAATGTCGTAAGATACGACTCCCTGCTCGTAATGTTGAGCAGGGCCATCTGATCGTCATCCATTCCACCAAGGGTAGGATCAACCGTAAGCTCTTGCTTCGGGTCAATCGAAATCTTGTGTGGAGTATCTTTGCCGATAGTAACGGCTCCGTTGGCGAACGGAATCGTCTTGACAAAGGTCGGGTCGTCAAGGACGAGTGGCTTAGACCACCCAAACCAAGACGCTACCCTGCCTACACCATTGGCGATGGTGGAGGTAGCTTTGGCGAAGCCTCCGATAACTGGAATATCCTTAAGAGAATTCCCAATGTTGGAGACAGCCGTAGCAATGTTGGCTACAGGGCCAGGTGTTGCGTACTCGTCGCCCCCTTTTTCAAGGGAGGTCATAAAGCGCTCACCAAAGTTACCTTTGCCATACATGGGCTTGTCTTCTTTCGACTTTGCCCATGTCTTGTGACGGGTGTCTTCCTCCTTTGACCATCTCTGGTTATAGGAATCATCGTCATCGTCAGACGAAAGTTCGTCCTCCAATTGCTCGGCCTTCTTTCGAATGGCCTTAGCGTCACCCTCTGCCTTGTCACGGTTGAAACCCTTCTTCTTCGGACGACCTTCAGTGAAGATGGTCAAATCCTTAGATTGGGCGGTGATGTCCATGTCCGTCGCGGTAATGTTGCCCAACTCAACGTCGGTTACCCACGCGTATATGTTCAGTGAAACATCACTATCAAAATCGTCGTTGGCGACAGCCAACTTGTTCAACGTGACGAGCCGAAGCTCGCCAGCTTCCTTAAAATCAACAAAACTGGTCGCATTGGTAATTACGTCCGGTGAGTTGTTAAAAAGGCGGAACTTGGGTTTGTGACTAATGAAGGGAATCTCTAGCTCGACAGGCTGGTTCTCCTTCACGTCGATGTACGCAACACCAGGTGCTTGGCTTAAATAGCACTTGTAGGCGGGGAGCGTTGGCCCCGGCCCCGGTGTGGTGGCGTTCATCATCTCATCGTACTTGATGAGGTTCTGATTGTAGACTCCATAAGGCTGGTAAGAAGCCATGATGGTTCCGTAGTGATACGGAGTACCTGTAGTCGCAATCTTAATGTGCATAGTACCTTTGAAATAGGAGTAGTTCGCGAGCTTAGCTCGAACGGACGTATCCTTGCTCCATAAGTCCCATGGCTCAAAATTGACGTTGTACTCAGTGCCAGAGTCCCACGTCGCATCGTAAATGGCGACAGGACGCTCGAAAAAAGAGTTCAACGAATACTGTGTTCCACTACCATCTCCAGTCTCCTGAATAGAAGAACCAACGGTAACCCTGTCAGAGGCTTCGCCGGTATGGTCTTGGACGTTCTGGTGAGTCTCGGTGTGGTCGATGCCACCCATAGACATCTCACCAACTTCCTTAGATTCAGTGAGAATCTTCCCACGCCTTTCAAGGCGTCGTTGAGCTTTGGCAGCTCGGAAGACTTCACGACGATTCTTGAGAACGGCTGTAAGTTCCGCTGCATGCTGTGCAGCGAGACCATGCATCCGCACTTGGTAGGCTTTGCGCGTAGCGCTGTCCTGCCCAAGATCTGGCCGAGCTTGAAGCTCGGTCAGACTCATAGCGTCGATAAAAGGAACACCAGATTTGGTAGTGAAGGGAGCTTCAACTTTAGCTTTGATATCAGCTTCAGCTTGTTCCATTGCCTTGCGAAATGCGGCGGCACGCTCCCGAGCACTGGGCTTTCGGTTAGACTTGTCGGCAGACTTGTCTTTCTCCTTAGCCTCAGTGAAAATTTCGGTGGGCTGACCACCATGATAAAAAGTAATAAAATAAACATAATCCATATAGTATACTGCCCGCATTGGGCTAGCCTTCAGCAAAGGTTCACTTCGTATTTCACCCACTAACTTACGGGCCTGATCTCCGAACTGCATTAGCAGCCCTCGTATTTACAAGAGGTATATTCAGGTGCTTCGTGGCGATGCTGGTATATAAATAAATAGGGTACATAGGATTGACTGTTAAGTCAGGTCGGTACTCCGTAAAGCGACTGCCTAATGCAGTCAAAAGACGGGAACACCTTAAGTACATCTGTAGCGTCCTTATTGAAAAGGTCGGCACAGACTTCCGCAAAGCGGGTTCTGCGAACTTCAAATTCCTCCTTGGGGAGGTGGAAGAAGAGCTCGCGCATTGCGGAGACACAGCTATCGATAAGCTGGTCATCCTCATTCACCGATTTACTCGGTAAGTAGTAACATATTGACTTCATGATGGAAGCCAATTCCAACTGAGCAACCCAAACCTGGAGGTCTTCGCGAAAGACGAAAGACCTCTTCAGGAATGAAGTATCATCCCACTCAAGAAAGTTGGCCATCTCGGCCGTCTTCTGAGCGTTGGTGAACTCCAAACCATAGACTTCCTTGCAGAAAGTCTGGTAAGTGTTGTTGTTGTAAAATTGCTGAGCGACGGGTTTCACCCCTGCCAGCATGTCGTCCCCGTAAATAACGGGCAGCACTTGCGTGAAGAAGTCCTCAGGTTGAAACTGAGTAGTCCTCGCACGCCCCGTGCATTGGTCTCCAATGTCAGTGCATTCACTGATCCAGGCGTAGACCATGAGAATCAACCCCCGAAGGGAGTTGTCCTCAGCAGTGGCGTATTTACCGCTCGGCTGAAGAGCCGGGGCGGCAAAGACATCACCACGCATGACTACAGTGGGGTAGAGGTTATCGCTAAGGATTCCTCGCACCATCTGCAAGGCGTGGGAGTCGTAACCAAGGTCTTGACAGACCTGGTAAACCACAGTGTTGGCTGCAAGGCCGATGTCGTATGGCATACTGGTGTCGTAGCCACCGTAGTCACCCTCCATAAACTGATCAGAAAAGTCAGTCATGCGGGTCACCAGGTCTCCAACATCCTGCGAGTGCATGTTAATGCCAATCGCAGTGCGAAAGATATCTCCGTGTTCCACCATAAGGGTGTAAAAAGGCATGAGGTACATGCGGTTGACGAGGGTGGACTCGTACGGAGACATACAGAAGACGCGGGTCTTACGATCCACTATCTTCTTGTATGCGCGGGGCTCATCTTTGAGTTGAGCTCCAAGCAGGGGGAGAGCGTCTTCTCCTCGCTCGTAAGCGAGGAGTTGCTCCACGACCTGCTCCTTCACGTCGTAAAGGGGCATGTAAGCGTCTGACTTGAAATCCAGAGAGCACTGTTCAGAGTACTTCTTCTTGGATCCAGGCCATGCCCAACCACCAGAGGTAGAGGGCTTCATAGCGCGCATGTAAAAATCCTCAGGGTGCCCGTTCTGGGCAACCTCGAGGGTGACGGGCGCAATCTTGGTGACGCCCTTGGCCTTGAGACCGGAGAGGATATGCTCTCGAACGGTGTCAATGGTCTGGCGAAGAATCTCAGGGTGGAGACTCTTCTTGACAACCCCACACTTCTTTACGAAGTGGTTGTAGGGTCCCTGGTACTCACCAGTGTTCGGGTTAAACCCGGGTGAGAATGGCGGAGCTCCGTAAAGGGGCTTGCCGTCCTTGAAAGGTGAGACACCCGTCAGCTCTTCAGCGTGACGAATGAAACCGCTGCTGCGGAGCTTGGACTTTCCAAGCTTCATCGCTTGATAACCAACCAATCCGCCATAAACGGAGAGGCCGGCCACCTGTTCCCACCGGAGTGGGGAGCGGTCAGTAACGGGACCAAGTCCAGAGATCTTCTTGGGCAAACGCAGACGGCCCTCACTGTTCACACCAAGTGAACAAGTGGTAGCCGAAAGCGTGTTGAGTGCCTTCGCGACATCCGGAAAGCGGATGGCTTGCGAAAAAGCAAGATGACCATTGGAGCCCGCAATGTGCAGGCCTACAATCCCGAAAGCATTTGAATACTTCAGGATCAGAGGGGTTCCACACAATCCTACTGCGTGGGAAGGCCACTCATAAGCGAGTGGTCGAGAAACGTGAACTGGTCCCCAGTTCTTGTCCTGCGCCGTAATAGGCGCATAAGACTTGACACGGACGGGGTTGTGTCCGATGAAGCCGTCACTGCCATAAGCAGGAGGCGTCACATAATCGGACGCAAAATAAGACTTGATGTCCTTGAAGCGTGCTCCGCGGATGCGGATCAGCCAGACATCTTCGTCCACCTGAACGAATTCACGTGAATCGAGCGTACATTTGATGACGCCGATCTCGTGGTCGGGAGCAACACGAATGGTTGCTTCCCAAACACCATTCTTGTCATGACAAATCGAATGTCGATTGACAAGCGCGTAATCTTCACACACACCTAAGATGCGCGTTTCGATCGTGCGCGTGCCAGCGATTTGCATAACACGAAGGTTCTTCATAACGGAAGCCACGACCTTGTCGGGCTCGTTCTTCTGCTCCTGGTTGTCGATAGGAACAGGAATAGGACGATCGGTATCGTCCCAGTCAACACCATTACCACGCTTTTCACGTGGCGGTGGCATGTCACACTTGCTCTGGCGCTGTACGCGCTCAAGAGCAGCATCAACTTCTTCCTCACTCCAGTTCTTCTGGGTGGAAAGGACCGATCCCTCAGTAAAGAGGGAAAAGGCACGGTAGCTCTTCACAAGAAGGAGAAGTCCTCCCAGGACAGCTACGTACCGTGCAACCTTGTAATCGGGTTGAATGCGGGGTGTGTAAGTGTTTTCCAAACCCATTGTAGCCTTAAAATGGTTCCAGCTACGGGAGTGTTTATCACTCGTGTGTTTGAGTCTTCCCCGCCACATGGCGAGAGAAAAGCTCTTCAAAAAAAAATTCTGCGGATGAAACCACAGGATGAGGGCAAAAATCGCCTCGAAGATAAGTACAATCGTCCAATAGACGAGGGGCCCAAGAGCGCAAATCCACTCCCAGAACATATGTTCCAGGTTGATGAAAAACGCTTGGTAGGCAAGTGCAAATGCAACGGAGCGAGGAAGCTCCTCAGTATGTACAGGGGAGAGATCAGATGACTCCACCACAGCTTCCACAGGTGTGGTAGGAGTGAGATACATAGAAATGTTCTCTCCGGAAAGCAGGTCGCAGCGAGCGGCCTGCTGTTCAACGTGCTTCGTAGCACGAGCGCGGAGGTAATCAGACAACTCGTAGATCGAAGCACCTTGAAGGTGCATGACGGTGTGAGAAGTCTTGGTGTCCTTAGGCTCCATCGAGTGGACTGTGAAAGTCCACCGATCAAGCTTAGGAGTATCAGAGGCCAAAGATTTGGCTTGATCCATCCGGCAAGTGCCAGTGGCAAGGAATTCCGGCTTTACAGTCGGAGTAATGTACAAAATGCGGCGACGTACAGCCGCGGGGTTGTTTACAAGTACGTCAAGGTTCATCGTTGGTTCATTCGTGTCCATGACAATGAGTTCGGGGCATGCAAAAACAGTGCCCTTAGAGTCAACGTCAGCCATGTTACACATGAACGGCTGATTGTCTGCGACGGAGAGAAACTCGGACATCACAGGGTCACCACGGGCTTTCGCGATGTTGCGGTTGAGAGAGCCCGGCTCGGAGTAATGAATGATCGGCTTGGAAGCCGGTTCATATCCGGACCAGTACTCTTCTGTAGCCTGGCGGTGATACACGTGAGAGGAGTCGAATTCTCGACCCTTGACGTGCGACCAAATCATGGATACGTAATCCACGAGAAGGCCCTTCCCAATACCCGGCATGCCTACGAGGCATACACAAAATGGCATGGGGCGCGATTCACCAGTCATCATGTTGAGAAAATCTGACTTGATGAGGCGAACCGTCTTGAGAGACCTTTGAACTTGAGGTCTTTGGGGCGCGTTGCGAGGGAGGTCCTCCATGAGGGCCTCTCCATCCTTCACACATTTAATAACGCGTGAAAGATATTCGCGACGGCAGACTTTCCCGTCTTCGGGAATGCCTGAGTAAGTGAGAGCTCTGAGTGAGTCCAATTCGTCGGCAAGCGACGTAAAGGCGGCGACAGGGTTTTTGTCGCAGAAGATCTCAGAGAGACTCGCGCCAGACATGAGCTGATCAGAAAAGTTCAGCACAGAAATGGCAGTACTAAGACAGATCTCAGCGAGTTCGACGGCAGTAGCAGGTCGAGCTCGTCCAAGAGTCTGTGTAATACGAAAGGCGGTGTCCTTGTTGAACACCCTAAATGTTACAAGTGTAAGTACAAAGTCCCTAATAGCGGAAACAATATCGCTATTGAGGACAAGGCTCATGTTAGAGCGAAGGTTGCGCAGCACATCAACGGCTGCGGACTCAGTCGTCGCGGGTGCGACGAGGAGTTTATTGTACAGGTTCGTGACAGTCGTCTTAAGAAAGTCGAAAGCGAACTGGGCGGAATCAACAAGGTAGTTGACACCGCAAACCGACTTGAGAAAATCAAGTGCGGCAAAGAAAAGGTCAGTCAAGCTGTCAAGCTTATAAAGTCGATAGAAAAGCGACATAAGCGAGAGAGCAAAGTTAGTACCTTCCTCGGTCACGTCAGAAAAGACGTTCGTGAAAAGCTCCTTCAGAGAGGAGAGATCAACAACTTCAGCGGATTGCTGAAGCCGGAGCAGAAAATCTGCGTAGTTAACTTTAACGTTGCTAAACGGGGCTGTTTCGCGGCCAAGCGCTACGTGTGACGCAGACTGAAAGTTATCCATGGTGTTAAGATGGGGGGGTACGTTATGAACTAGTGGAATTAAATGCATATAGGACTTCTGTGTCCGTGGCATACATCACTAGCGGTCTTATCCCTGACAAACGTAAAAACTTTTAGGGAGAGAGTTATACTTTACTCACAAACAGGACGATACATGCGTCCAGGGCATATCACTTTACCTTACTAGCCTCGTATATACAAGAGGAGTTCGGAATAAAGGTTCAAACAAGTCTAAATCGGCAAAGAAATAGAGTTGAGTCCAATTTTAAAGACATTGTGGGTCTATAAATATTTTTATTTTCTGGTTATTTGATTTTTATTTTTCTTCTATAATTGGTAAATAAATATGGTACATTAAATGTGTACAAAAGAGTCTATATAATACAAGCAGCAAGTGGTGACTAATCAAGTGCTGTGGGTGGTGTAGCAAATTTGAGTAATTAGGTGAGCATAACCTAGTGAAAGAGAAAACAAGTTTAGATTGCGTAAATGGCGTTTATAGCGGAAATGGCGGATCTGGTGACAGATTGCGGCAAGAGCGGTATAATTAACGGCAAGAGCGGAATCTGTATAAGTGCATTCTACAAACAAAGGCGTGCGGGGGATTACCCCGCACACCTTTTTACT